GCGGCGGCGGCAATCATTTGCTCGTCGTTGGGGGCCTCCTGTTCGGCAGACCAATAAGCAGAGAAAGCTGCATCCAGCACCGCCTGCGCGGCGGGGGAGAGGTCAGTCATTTACCAGTCCAGCGATAGGTCTTATCAACAAACTGTGCCTTAGCTACAGCTTCAGGTGTAGGTGGGTTAGGTTTTTTCAGCGACAGCTTTTGCGACTGCAAGTAGCTCGTCTTTAGTTGCATTGTTTTTGATGCGGTTGGCTTTGTATGAAATGACCCAGATGTTGTCCCTTGTATAGCCTTTCAACGGGTCAATACGATCCAATGAAGGTGAATTGTCTTGAGCCTGATCTACCGCAGTGGACAGGTTAATTCCAAGGCAAGGACATGTTTCTGGGATAACAATATCTTCAAGTTCAATAGAGAACTCTGTTCCTTTTCGTTTGGCTCGCTTTTTAGCACTTTGATACAAGGCGTACTCTGGTGTGTACGATGCGCCATGTTTAGCGTTAGTGACAACACAGCCACAATTAGAGAGGTGATTGTTCTGTTGTAGAACAGCCCCTGCTCTAACTACTTTGTTACCACATTTGCATTCGCAAGCCCACTGCATGTTACCACCAGAGTTAACTCCAACAGGAAACAACACTGTAAGCATTTGAAACTGTTGACCAGTCAGATCCTTTACTTTTTTAGAAATCTGTACTGGGGTTAAAGTCGTCATCAGTTTCTACCTCTGTGAATTTACAGGAATCCAAGTCGTAACTCAATTTGCAAGCTATGCCAGTTTGCCCAGAATAGCGATTCTTAAGCACTCGCACAGTCGTACTATTTCCAGAGCTGTCGGCCTGCTGATTGCGTTCAAGGGCAATGACTGCATCAGATAGTTGTGCAATAGCTGCACTTCCTCTAAGCTGTCCAAGTGCAACACGGGCTCCCTCTTCATGGCCTTTGTCATCATTTGATCTTCGTAGGTGGGATACAAGGAACATCGAGATGCCGGTCCTCTCAACGAGGGACCGTAGTTTTGTCATTGTCGTATCGATCATTCGTCGTTCATCACCATCAAGACCTGATAGGAGAATCGACAAGTGATCTAGGAATACAACCTTTACGTCTAACCCCTGAGCAAGGTATTCAACTCTGCGGTAGATAATGTCAGGGTCGAAAGAGCCAAACCCGTCATAAAGATAGAGATTCCAATTAGCAAGAGTTGCCTGATACGCTTCGGTGAGAGTAGATCGGTCATGTTCTCCAAGGTGTAGGGATTTACCAACTGCTGCGGACATTAGTCCGAGAGCTGTACGACGATTGGATTCTTCAAGTGCCAAGTACCCAACCCGCTCTCCTCTGTTAAGTAGGTGAGTTGCAAGTTCACGACAGAAGCTGGACTTCCCGATGCCAGATCCAGCAGTGATTGTAACAAGTTCTCCATACCTAATCCCGTGGAGTTTGGTTTGGAGACCCACGAAGCTGTAGTCATGGTCCGATGGTGGTGATGGTGTAGTTACAAGTTCAAGTAGGGACTTACCATCTACGATGCCGTCTGGCCTGTACGGTTTGGCGTCCCAGATAGCCTTACGAATGGCCTCCGTGTCGTTGGCTTGTAAGGCGTCTGAAGCATCCTTGTAGTCGCCACTGATTGAAGCGATCTTGCACTTGCCTGGTGGCAGTACGCTTGCTGCTTCCTCCGATGCCTTACGGCCTGCCTCGTCATTGTCGAAGAACAGGACAATCTCCGCATAACCCTGGAGCCATGGGATAGCCCTTTGTATCGACTTCTTTGCCGCTGCGGCACCGCTAGGTAGAGATACCATCGGCCACCCCGGCATAGCCTCACTACACGAAGCTGCATCGAGTTCCCCTTCAGTGATGACAACTCGTTTTCCAGTGGAGGGAAACAAATGTTGTCCAAAGAGGGTGCCTGGTACTTCTCCTTCATAGCTGAATACCTTGTTCTTCGTCTTTACTTTGCATCCTTTAAGGACGCCAGAGCCATCGAAATAATGGAACCGTAGAAGGTCTCCGTCTCGATAGATTTTGTAGTGCTGGCAGACCTTTTCGCTGATCCCTCGTTTTTGCAGTCGTTCGGCTGAACCTTGGAGATAGACATTGGACATTGATTTGTGAGTGTGATTTACGAACGTGTCCGTATTTTGTTCGTATTGTTCGTATGTGTTGCAGGAAAAGCAGTAGGAATGCCCGTCGCTATAAAGGCTGTTGGCATCACTACTGCCACATGTTTCACACGGAAGATGCCTGACGAACTCGCTGTTCGACTCGGTTGTACTCATTCACTTGTTGTGCGTGGTAATCTCGCCAATCTTGAAGGGCAAGGATGAAGCCTTCGACAAGGGCATCACCGTACTTAGGTTCATCTGCTTGAGCATCAGCCAAGAAGTCCATGAACTGTTCTTTGTAGTACTCAGGAGTTCCGTAGGTCATTTCTGGTGATAGGTGTTGACAAGTTCTTCGTAGGCATCAAGTGCATCCTCAAAGCCCTCGATGATGTCGTTGGGTGAGCTGTACTTATCCAGCGCCATAATGAGGTTGGCGGCGAGATCTTTGATCAGGTTTACGTCAGCCATTCAATCGGGATAGAGTGGAATGCACACCAAAGGAAGCCGTGTTTCTCGGCCCACTTGGCGTAGGTGGTTTTAGATCCTTTATAGATCTTGTTGAAGGGAGACTGAAATACGAATCGAATATCAAGGTCAGGGTTGGCTGCTTTGACTGCCTTCATCTTCCGACGATCTTCCTCAGTGAGTTGACCTTTGGTTTCAAGATAAACTCCATTAGGAAGTAGAAAGTCAGGCGTATAATTGCATTGCAGCACGTAAGGAACTTTGGTAGACTCATACTCGTATTTCACTCCAAGGTTGACGAGAAGATCAGCGACCTTCTCCTCAAGCCCTGAGCGGAATGCCATCAGAAGTCGTCGTCAGTGTCCTCAGTAACAGCAGGGGTTACATTCGGCTCGCTTGCTTTGTAGCCACTCGTTTGACCAAAGAGAGCAGCAACCTCAGTCTCGTCAAGGTCCCCAGCGTCAACTCCGGCGGAACCGTTGATAGCGACGACCTGGATTCCAACAAGCTTGAGAGAGGTTCCGTAGGTGACTCCATCCTTAAGGATGTAGGGCTTCTGCCTAAAGGCCAGCTTGACCTTGGAGCCGCTGTAGATGGGAGTGGACTCGTCCGTAATAGGCGTTCCCTCAGTATCCACCACTGGCGGACGTGTGTCTTCATTCCAGCTGAATTTGACTTTGTACTGGTTATCAGCAACCTCTTCCCAGGGCTCGGGCTTGAGAGTAGATCGCTTAGGGTTCTTCAGCTTCGACTCTGCCCATTTGAGAGTCTCTGCTCGGTCAGCTTCCAGCTTCTCGACCAATGTCGTATCGACAATTGCCGACAACGAATAGCCGAACTTGCTTGGTTTCATCACAGCCTGGTAACCTTCAAGGACTACAGGCTGTTGGGTAACGTGAATTGTAGGTGCCATTAACAAAAGAAGTAGGTGGAGTCGATAACTGATGACGGTTCAAGGTCACCAATTATTGGAGGCTCGTGAATTGCGCCAATCTGTTTGGCCCAATCACGCAGATAGTCATGCTCGGCAAAGAGGTGCATATATGTCTCCCGTACCACAGTGGACAGGATGGACATATCTGTAGCTCGACACAGTACAGAGTCATGAATGACGCTGAACGGTGCCTCAAAGCGAGCAAAGGCTAGGTGTAGCAGTGAAGCGTCAAGGCTATGGATGAGATTAGGAGCTGTTGCGGCCTTGTGTCGGTTGAGGTCTACCTCGTCGGTATCCTCAGTGGCGACACGAAGCTCACACTTACCAAGTAGCTGCAGCTGAATACGCTCAACTTGTTTCTTCATCAATCGTTGGTGAACAACGAAACCAGATGGGGTTACCCATTCGATCTCAGTCACGCCTCGTTTGATGAGAGCAGCAATCTCCTTCTCGATCCAGTCCATCACCGCCATGGGTCCAGGGACGACACCAGTGTCATCGTCTGGGTTGTACATAGCGTTGCGGACAGCCTTGACTGTTGCCGTCAGATCTTCCTTACTAATCTCGACACCCTTCTCCTTCAAAGCATCACGAATGTAGCCTCGATTAGAGTAAGGTTTAGCATTGTAAGGAACGGTCATAACGACCCTTTTGACCACCTTTCTATCCATGTAAGGTTGGATAGATTCAGGACAGTGTGGAGTAGCAGCTTCCGCAACTACCTTGTACGCATCCTGAGGTGTGTCGGTTGGGAGTACATTCACCAGCTTGGCTGTGTTCTTGTCTCTAGCCAGACCTGCAAGGATCTGTAGACCAGAACAGGTTGCATCTGTAGCAACCATCAGACCAGTGAATTGCCTAGTGCACTGAATGACACAGGCGTTGTACTCCTCACATGCTGCAAGGAATTGCCATGGTTCCTCGACACCCTCCCATTGAGGAAGGTTGCCTAGTGGATCCATTGCTACTTGAGAGATCAGCTCATGGTTAGAGCGTGTCCACTCAAGACGTTCCTGCATCGTGGACTTGTCCAAGCCGGATGTTGTAGCGACTTGGAATGCCAGCCAGTCCTCAGCCTCTGGTGTCATATAAGATTCATCAGCGAACCTTATCATTGACTTACCAAAGTCTGTATCCTGAGGGGTGAGGAATGCCGGGATTGGGTAAGCCCTCCCCCGATAATCGCAACTCCATGGAATGAAGAATCTTTCCTTGTTATGGAAGATTGCTGCAGTCTCCATGGTCATCCGTGTGCGACACGACGCCTTAAAGCTGTGTGCGTTCGTGTTCCTCACCTCCGCTGCACGACGACGATAGTCCTTGCGGCTGTCGTAGTTATCAGCGATGTCTGCTGGCTTGGGAGGCAGGGGTAGATCAACGATTGGGATGAACTTCCCTACTTTGACTCCACGCTCCTGTAGCTCCTTGGCAACACCGTAGATGAACGGGTTGATTCGGTAGGCCACCTTCTGGAGGTGGTTCAGGAAGGAGAAGATTCTCTCCCCCTGTATACACCCCTGATTGCCCCTGCGAACCATGTCGTGGCCGCGCATCACCTCGTTGAGGAGGTACCCGCCAGCACGACCAGGAGCCCAGTCGTTTGGCTCGATCAGCATTGGCCAGGCCAGCGGAGCAAATAGCTCAGCATCAGCCATTACCTGATCCTTGATGGCTAAGTAGGCAGGGGTAGGTACCACATAGTTAACGCGGCTCTTACCTTCCTGTCTCATCTCCTTTTCAAACCAGCCGCTGACCTGCATAATGCAGTCCAGCAGCCAACCACCAAGCTTGATGCGGTTGACCCGTCCCCAGGTCTTCCACTCAATGTCGTGGCGGTTCATCAGGGTGCGGATGATGACGACCTTCTGCTGGGTGCCACAAGACCTGTGCCAGTAGTTCTTCTTCAGAACCTCTAGTAATCCAGGTGCCTCCTTCTCATAGAAGCGAATCTGGCACTCGTCCTCGATGGCATGACCGATAGACTCGGTGACATTGACGAGCAGGTTGCTCTTGTCCCGATAGCCAAACACCTTGTCGAAGGTGATTTTGAGGGCAATGGCAGCGGCAGCAAGGGGCTC